GGTGAAGTGGTGTCGCGGGACGGAAAGCGACGGCGAAAAGGCGAGATTGTGGTTCAGTGGTTCCGGACATAGACGAAGCAGAAAGACCCGCCCGAAATGGCGGGTTTTTTGTTTTTTGGGCCAAAACCCCTAAAGTAGAACCATAAGTAGAAGGAAATTCTACTTTTAAGCCTATGAAGTTAAATGGTAAATGTGCTTAGTTAAGAAGTTTTAGTTAGAACCCCTGAGACACATTTAAAAAAGCCCCTGAGCCTCTCTGAACCTCTTGAAAAACAGTATATAGATGTCTCTACATATCTATCTATAGTGTATTAGTCAATGATTTCAGGGCTTTAAAAGTAGAATTTGATTCTAACTACGTCTTAAGTTTCTACTTAGCGTTTAAGCCGTAATGACGCTTGCACCATCGCAAATCAAATGCCAATATCCAGATGCGCGGCTAGGTTATGCAGACCAAACATCGGAACCTCCCCCGACCGCCGCGCGCATTATCAGGGAGCAGTGATAGGAGATCACACAATGACACATCAAGACACACCCACAACATGGGCAGACATGACGCCGGAGGAAAAGGGCGCGCTGTTGCTGGCGTATCGTGAGGGGAAGAATATCCAAGTGCTAGATTTTGGTAAATGGAACACCGTCCCTCCACTGTTTTCTGATAGATCATACTACCGCATCAAGCCGGAACCAAAGCGCGAAACGGCGGCTTTGTATGGGCGAGTGTATACCTCAACTGTCTATCCCGATGGCGTTTTTGATGCCGATCACAGACCACGGTGCGCAGGCGACACCCACCGCATCACCTTCGACACCATCGACAGCAAGCCTGACTGCGCATCAATCCGCATGGAGCGCCTGACATGACACATCAAGACACATCACCCCGGCGCTGGCACGCAAACGCAGATACCCGCCTGCGCAACAGCCTCGACACCATCGACGCACACGAGCAGCGCGTTCTGACCCTTTGCCACTCACTCGCGGCGCACATGGGTCATTCGCTGATCGGCAGTGATCTGCTCTGGGCAGCTCGCTATCATGACGAAGCCGAGCGCGTCCTGGGCGATATGCCAGCGCCAGCCAAGGCGCGGTTCCCAGAGCTTGCAGAGGCGTATGCAATCGCAGAGCGGGAAGTCCTGCGGGGCATGGGTCTGGATTGGAAACTGACCGCCAAGGAAGAACAAATGCTGCACCTGTGTGATAAGCTGGACGCATACACGTTCGCCGTGTCGTGCGGCGTCACCGGGCAGGAGTGGGACGAGGCCCGCGCGCTGATTAACGTGATGTCAGACAAGTTCAAGGCGCGTGAATGGGTCGCGGTGCAGATGGGGGCCGGGGTATGAACCTTTCACACCGTCACGAAATCAGGGAAGCCCGTATGCGCAGCTCACATGTCCCTGTCCCTGATCGGTTTGCGGGTATCGCCAATGATCCAACATCAGACGAAGCGTGGCAACCTTCGGAGGCATACCTTGCGATGATGCGCAAATCGGTCGCCCGCAAGTGCGCTGCAAACACGCAGCAGAAAGCAAAATATGTCGCTGGCGATTTAACCGCGTGCCACCTCAATGCGCTGAAGGCAATCACCAAGGACGGTATGACCGCAAGTGAAATCGCGGCAGGGGCTGGCGTTGAGGCGGCGAATGTCCGAACTGCAATATCAGCGCTGCGGGTTAAGGGCTACGTCAGCTCGGTGCGCGTGAAGGGGATCAACCTTTGGACGCGAACGGGAAAGGCGGTGCCGTTATGAATTGGCGCATGAAACTGGCTGACTGGATCAGCGGCGGGGATCTAGCGCGGAAACATCAGGCCAAGGGCGCAGTGGTCCAGGCGTATAAATGCGCGGTCTGCGGTCATTGGCATGTAGCAGGAAAAATATGAAAGACCAATCACAAGTAACGATGGTTTACATACTGGGCGTTGCGTCATCACTGTATCACGGCGCTAATATCGGCGTAGCGTTTTTCTGGCCGTGGTACATTGGCAAGGTCATAGCGGCGGTCGGGTTTTGATTGTGTTGCCGTGGGGGTTGAACAGGGGTATGGTGACGGTATGAAGAAACCATTTGGACGGCCCACAGATTACACGCCAGAAGCTATTGAAAAAGCCCGCGCCTATGTGGATGGCGGCTGGATTAATGACGGCGATCAGGTTCCAACCATCGCTGGACTGGCAATAGCGCTTGATGTGTCACGGGAAACTGTCCGCGCATGGGGTCACGAAGCAGAACAAAAGCCTGACTTTTCTGCTATCTTAGGGAAACTTGGCGCAAAACAAGAGCAAAAGCTGGTAAATAGTGGTCTTACTGGTGAGTTCTCAAGCCCCATCGCAAAAATGATGCTAACCAAGCACGGATATAGCGATTCCGTGAAAAGCGAACACAGCGGCCCGAACGGCGGCTCAATCCCTGTTGAGATTAAGCGCACGTTCGTCGACCCCAAAGAATGAAACTCAACATCGCCACCCCGCGCTGGGCCAAGCCGATCATGCAGGACGAAAGCGCGCGCTACATTGGCGCGTTCGGCGGTCGCGGGTCTGGCAAATCGTGGTTTTTCGCTGAGTGGATCGTTGAGCGATGCGTCATGCGCAAGACAGACGTTGTTTGCGTGCGCGAGGTCCAGAAGTCCCTAAAACAGTCCGTGAAAAAGCTGATCGAAAACAAGATAGAAGAGCTTGGCGTGGGCCATTTGTTCGACATCCAGCAGGCAGAAATAAAATGCCCGCACGGTGGCGTGATCATCTTTCAGGGCATGCAGAACCACACGGCGGACAGCATCAAGTCGCTAGAAGGGTTTGACATCGCGTGGGTGGAGGAAGCGCAGTCAATCAGCCAATTCTCTCTGGACCTCCTTCGCCCGACAATCCGCAAGCCCGGATCACAGCTTGTGTTCAGCTGGAATCCGCGACACGCGCATGACCCGATTGAGGGATTGCTTCGAGGTCCGGACGCCCCGCCCGATAGCGTGATTGTTGAAGTCAACTACAGTGAAAACCCGTGGTTCCCTGACGTTTTGCGCGAAGAAATGGAGTACGACAAGCGGCGTGATCCTGACAAATACTTGCACGTCTGGAAGGGCCAGCACGTCCAGAACAGCGAAACCCGCGTGTTTAGAAATTGGACGGTCGAGGAGTTTGAAGCGCCGCCGGACGCAATCCACCGCATGGGCGCTGACTGGGGGTTCTCGGTCGATCCCACCGTAGGCATCCGCTGCCACATTATCGGGCGCAAGCTCTATATCGACTATGAGGCATACCGGATAGGGTGCGAGATCGTTGACACGCCCGCCTTGCTGATGGAGATCCCCGAAGCCGAAAAGTGGCCAATGGTTGCAGACAGCGCGCGGCCTGAAACAATCAGCCACCTGCGAAAAAACGGCTTTCCGAAGATCGCGCGCGCGGTGAAGGGGCCAAAGTCCGTTGAGGAGGGCATCGAATGGCTCAAGTCGTATGACATTGTTGTTCATCCGCGTTGCCAGCACACAATCGACGAATTGACGCTATACAGTTACAAAACAGACCGCGACACGGGCAAGGTACTGCCCGTGCTAGAGGACAAGGACAACCACGTCATAGACGCCCTGCGCTACGCCTGCGAGGGCGCCCGGCGCGCTGGTGCATCCAAACCCAAGACCGCCCGCCCTATCGCCACAATCATGCCGATATCGCGGTGATTGCGTTGCTGGCGCGATTGGCGTATATTGCGGCAAACCATTACAGCGAGGCGCACCTGTGGCACGAATGAGCAAAGAGCAGCGCATGGATGGCGTGCACCAAGACGCGCTGTCCGAGTTTGCCAGCATACAGTCTGCAATGCGCGACGAACGCATCCAGTGCCTTGCTGATCGGCGCTTTTATTCTATCGCGGGCGCGCAATGGGAAGGTAGCCTGGGCGAGCAGTTTGAGAACAAGCCGCGTTTTGAAGTCAACAAAGTGCACATCTCGGTCATGCGGATCATCAATGAGTACCGCAATAACCGGATCACCGTTGATTTTGTGAGCAAAGACGGTGACGGCGACGACCAGCTTGCCGATGTGTGCGACGGCCTGTACCGCGCGGACGAAGCCGATAGCGTGGCGGATGAAGCCTATGACAATGCGTTCGAGGAGGCAGTGGGCGGCGGCTTTGGGGCATGGCGTCTGCGCACGGAATACGAAGACGAGTACGACGATGAGGATGACCGCCAGCGCATCCGTATTGAGCCGATCTATGACGCGGACACAACGGTGTTTTTTGATCTAAACGCCAAGCGCCAAGACAAAAGCGATGCATCATCCTGCTACGTCCTCACGGCCATGACGCGATCCGCATATAAGGACCAGTGGGGCGATGATCCGGCGTCATGGCCCAAGGACATCACGGAGCAAGAATTCGACTGGGCAACGCCGGATATGGTTTACGTTGCTGAATTCTACAAGGTTGAGGAGCGCACGGAAACAATCCACATTTTTCAGACCGTGACGGGGCAAGAAGAGCGGTATTCCCCCGCTGATTTTGAGGCGGACGATACGCTTGAAGACATGCTTGAAGCCACCGGCACAATCGAGGTGCGCCAGAAACGTGTGAAGCGCCGCAAGGTGCGCAAGTATCTGATGAGCGGCGGCGGTATCCTCGAAGATTACGGATACATCGCGGGCGATCAAATCCCGATTGTGCCTGTCTATGGCAAGCGTTGGTATGTGGATAACATCGAGCGATGCATGGGCCATGTGCGGCTGGCAAAGGACGCGCAGCGCCTAAAAAACATGCAGCTATCCAAGCTGGGCGAGATCAGCGCATTGACACCGATGGAAAAGCCCATCTTTCTGCCTGAGCAAATAGCCGGACATGAAGATATGTGGGCAGAGGACAACCTGAAAAACTACCCCTATTTGCTGGTCAACCCCGTGCAGGACATGAACGGCAACGAGCTTGCATCCGGCCCCATCGGATACACTAAGCCCCCGCAAATTCCGCAGGCTATGGCGGCTCTGTTGCAGACCACAGAGCAGGACATGATGGACATTCTGGGACGCCAGCAGGATGGCGAGGCAATGGTGTCCAACATCAGCGGTAAGGCGGTCGAAATGATCCAGTCGCGCCTGGACATGCAGTCATTTATCTACATGAGCAATATGAGTAAGGCCGTAAAGCGTTCCGGCGAAATCTGGCTATGCATGGCGCGCGAGATATTCGTGGAATCGGGCCGCAAGATGAAGTCCGTTGGCATGCAGGGCGAGGTCGATACCGTTGAAATTGCTCGCCCAATGATGGACGAAAGCACGGGCGAGGTGATCTACGAGAACGACCTGAGCCGCGCCAAGCTGGACGTGGCTGTAGATGTTGGGCCTTCGTCTTCTAGCAGACGCCAAGCAACCGTGCGTTCGCTGGTGGGCATGATCCAGATCAGCCAAGACCCAGAAACCATCACAGTGCTCACCGCGATGGCGATGATGAATATGGATGGCGAGGGCATTGGTGACGTGCGCCAGTTCTTCCGGAAAAAGCTGGTCGGGATGGGCGTTATCAAACCCACGGACGCCGAAACCGAAGAAATGGCAATGGCTGAACAGCAGCGCGAGCCTGACCCGCAGGCGCTCTATCTGCAAGCTGAGGCCACGAAGTCGCAGGCGCAGGCGATCAAGGCGCAGGCCGATACCGAATACACAATGGCGCGGGCCGAAGAGACGCGCGCCAAAACCATCGAGACGCTGGCCTCGGTGGAGAACAATGAACGCGAGAGCGCGGTGAGAGCCGCGAAGGACCTGCAAGACGTTGTGCAGGGCGCGCAAGAGATGCGGCAACCACCCCGCCGCGACGATATGATGGGGTGAGGTTAAACGAGGGTCTTATGGTCAAATTGGCAGACGAAAACGAAAACGCCGAAGTTGAAGAAATCGCCGTGGGCGATGCTGTTGCTGATGAAGCTGACACAAGCGAGATGCTTGATGAAGCGGATCAGGTCGGCGTTGAAGGCGACGATGATGACGGTGTGATTGTGACGATTGGAGAGGAATCGCCGCCCTCCGACGATGACGATACTGAGCGAGCGCCCGAATGGGTGCGTGATCTGCGCAAACAATACCGCGAGGAAAAGCGCCGCAATCGCGAACTGGAAGAGAAGCTGGCAGAATCGACTGGCGCGGCGAAACCCGCAGAACCAGCGAAAAAGCCAACGCTCGAAGGGTCCGACTACGACACTGAGCGGTATGAAACGGAGCTTGCGACATGGTACGATAAAAAGCGCGCCCGTGACGAAGCTGATGCGCAAAAGCGCGCTGAACAGGAAGCTGTTGACGGCGAGTGGGCGCAAAAGCTGGAAGGATACAAGGCGGCGAAAACCACACTCAAGGTCAAAGACTTTGATGACGCGGAGGACGTCGCGCTTGATAGCCTGAGTGTCACGCAGCAAGGCATGATCCTGCAAGGGGCCGAAAACCCCGCGCTACTGGTCTACGCTTTGGGCAAAAACCCAACGCTCGCAAAAGAAATTGCATCAATCAAAGACCCCGTGAAATTCGCGTTTGCGGTGGCACGACTGGAGACTAAAGTGAAGTCCACAAGCCGCAAAGCGACCTCCAAGCCGGAACCCAAGATCAGCGGCACAGGCCGCCCATCGGGTTCTATCGACAACACCCTAGAGCGACTTCGCTCTGACGCTGAGAAGACCGGAGATTATTCCAAGGTTTTTGCGTATAAGCGTCAGAAGAAGTCGGCTTAATTCAAAAGGAGCCTATCCATGGCTAATTCGTTTTCCAAAGAAGAGCGCGTTGCGTTTGAGGACATTCTCGGGGGCTTTAATGACGCCCTTGTTTTGTCCTCTCTTGTCAACAAGTACAACACCACCGGTTCGCAAATGGAGCGTTCGTCCGATACAATCTGGCGTCCCATGCCCTACATCGCGCAGTCTTATGACGGCTCTGATGCTACGTCCAACTTTGCGGACAACACGCAACTGGCCGTTCCCGCGACCATCGGCTACCAGAAGCACAGCACTGCACTTCTGACCGCAAAAGAGTTGCGCGACCTGCTGCAAGAGCAGCGCCTCGGCCAAGCCGCCGCGCAAAAGCTGGCGTCTGACATCAACGTGGCGGTGCTTGGCGTTGCGTCCAATCAGGGCACAATCGTGGTCAAGCGCTCGACCGCTGCGTCCGGATATGCTGACGTGGCCGAGGCTGACGCGGTGATGAATGAGCAGGGCATATCCATGTCTGACCGCAATTTCGCACTGTCCAGCCGCGACTATAACGGCATGGCCAGCGATCTTGCGGCGCGGCAGACCATCAACGAGATGCCAACCGAAGCCTACCGCCGTTCTTACGTTGGCGAGGTCGCGGGGTTCCAGACCTACAAGATGGACTATGCAAACCGCCTGACAGCGGCAGCGGGCGTGACTGTGACAGTCAACGGCGCAAGCCAGCGCCATGTGCCCAAAGCAACCTCAACGGCCTCCACAGGCGAGACTGCAAACGTGGACAACCGCACACAATCGCTGACAATCGGCGTGACCAGCGGCGCGGTAAAGGTTGGCGATGCGTTCACAATCGCGGGCGTCAATTCGGTGCACCACATCACAAAGCAGGACACGGGGCAGCGCAAGACATTCCGCGTGGTTGGCATTGTGTCCGGCGCGGGCGGCGCTGGCGTTGTGAAGATCAGCCCCGCGATTGTCGCGGCTGACAGCAGCCCGACGGATGCTGAATTGCAGTACAAGAACGTCACCGCAACGCCTGCAAACGGCGCGGCAATCACGTTCCTGAACACCGCATCGGCGTCGATCAACTGTTTCTGGCACCGTGACGCCATTGAACTGTTGCCCGCGTCTCTGGCGGTCCCCTCCGATGCTGGCGCGGACATCATGCGCGCGACCACGGATCAGGGCCTCGAGCTGGTCATGCAGAAACAGTTCGACATCAACACGCAGAAAACAAAGTACCGCTGGGATACATTGTTCGGCGTGGCGCTGGTGCAGCCTGAAATGGCTGGGGTCATGCTGTTCTCGCAAACATAAAAAATCTGGGAGGGGCTTCGGTCCCTCCCGCCTACATTGGAGATAAAACATGACTTGCAAGCGTAAGGGCAAAGGTAAGAAAAAATGAGCGTGATGCTTTACAAACACCCCGGCCCGCATGAAATCCACGGCGACAAGTTCGATTATATCGTTGTGCCCGAATCCGGCGTAGATGGCGCGATCAAGGACGGCTGGCACAAAACCACAGGGCAGGCACTGGTATCCAAGCCAAAGCCCGCGCGCAAACCCAAAGAGGACTGACCTATGGCACGCAACACGACTATCAGCATGGCCGCAGCCAATCGCGCACAAGCGGCGCTGGTGTTTAGCCTAGAGCCTGTGCTGGCAATGCCTGACAAGCTGACCGCCTGTGCCGGAGACGATGCGTTGGCAACGCTTGCCGCAATGGGCCTGACACAAATTATTGAGGACATGACGCCATGAAGCTCACAAAACAGGACATAATCAACCAGGCGTTTGAGGAGATCGGGCTTGCGGGCTTTGTGTTTGACCTCCAGCCGCAGCAACTTCAGGGCGCGCTACGGCGGCTCGACGGCATGATGGCAACGTGGAACAACCGTGGTTTGCGCCTTGGGTATCCGCTGCCCTCAACGCCTGACGATAGCACGCTGGCGCAAGAGGTGATCGTGCCTGACGCGGCGATTGAGGCGATGGCGCTTAATCTCGCAATCCGCATTGCGCCGGGGTATGGCAAGACCGTCGCGCCGGATACGAAGGCCAGCGCGCGCGGGGCATACACGCAGCTTCTTGCGCAATCGGCCAAGCCCATCGAAATGCAGCTTGATAGCATGTCGATTCCGGCTGGCGCGGGCGGTAAGCACTGGCGCAACCGGAAAGACCCGTTTTTAACACCGCCCGTTGATCGGCTTGAAGCCGGACCGGACAGCCTTTTGGACTTGGAGTAACGCAATGGTAACTATCAATCAGCTTTCGATAACGAATGCCCTGTCAGCCAATGATAAAATTGCCGTGTACGTGGATGACCAGCGTGATACCCGCGCCGCAACGATGGCAACGTTTGTTGAATATGTGGCTGTTGATGCCGTTGCCGCAAGGGATGCGGCGGCGGCAAGCGCGCAATCGGCGTCTGATGATGCAGCCCTATCCCAAGAATGGGCAACAGGTACACAGCCAGCCGGACCCGGCACGTTCAGCGCGCGTGAGGCGGCAGATCGGGCAGAGGCGGCGGCGGCACAACTGCCTGCTACCTCCGTATTGTTCCCCCGCCTGTACTCTCACGCAGTCGCCGCGCCCCAAGGCTACAACAACA